GCATGCCGTGCCATTGTACGGGCACGGCATGCCGTGCCCCAACATTCCGCATTCCGCAATCCGCAATCCGCAATCGCAATCACCGGAAGGTGATCGTCATTTCGTCGTCTCCGGCATTGCGGGTCAGACTGATGGGGGTATTGAAGGTCAGAATATCGTCCACGTCACCGTAGTCGACGTTATCCATCTGCACCTTCGGCGCCGCAATCTCGACGATATTGCCGGCTGTTGCCCCATGGGTCATGGTCATGGCCAGGGCAGCTGCGGTTGACCATGACGTCCAGTAGTTATGATCGGCGTTCATCATGGCGTCCATGACCAGGCTGCCCTTGCAGTCCCGGCCGGTGGTCATGATCGTGGCCGTCTGGTTGGGCAGCTCCCGGAACTTGGTCGTGACGCCCAGGTCAACCTGTAGTTTATGGAGCACCGCCGTATAGCCGCCGAAACTGAAATCGGTATTGGTATTATTGACCTCTACCGGCACCACCGCGGTATAGACCGGCACCACCGGCGCCACATCGGCCGGGGCAACCGCCAGGGCCAGGAAGGAAAATGAGGCGGTCGGATACTCGCCGCCGGAGACATTGAATTGCACCGTACCCCGGCAGCCGAGCAGTTTGTGGAGCACGCCGTCCTGGTTGACATAGATGGTGCACGACTCAAAATCAGCCGACCGCGGCTGATAGGCCACGGAAACCCCGGCGCTGATGGTTTCCTCCAGCATGCAGGAGCGCAGCAGCGCCCCGCATTCCGGAGCCGTGCCGGCCGCCCCGCCGCCCTTCAGTTCCACGGTGAATGATACCGCCTGATGCTGCTGGGTGATGATGTGCGGCTGGGTGGAAAAATCAGGGTAGATGATCTCCCGTTTCTTCTTGGTACCCTTGGCCGGCTCGACCTTGAGGTCCGTGACGCCGATGGCGTTGGCCCCGAGCGGCACGCTGTCCGTGCCGTACACCGTCTCGATCTTGGCGATGATCACCGCCTTGCGCTTATATAATTCCACTTTTTCCCATCCTCCTTAGTTGGGGCACGGCATGCCGTGCCCGTACCAGGGACACGTCATGCCGTGCCCTTACAATCCGCAATCCGCAATCCGCAATCACGCGGGTTGCAGCTGATAACCGGCCCGGTAGGTGGACACATAAACCACCACGCCGTCCTTGACGGCAAACAGTCCCTCATTCACCAGGTGCATCCTGCCGAAATTTGCGGCCGGGATCTTGCCCAGCAGGGCCTGATGCAGATCAGCCAGAATTTCATAGGCCCCGACGTTGACCCCGTCGCCCCGGCTGGCGGCCTGGCCGTACGGATCGCGCAGCGAACGGGCGATGACGGCCAACACGATGCCGGGCTGGCCGTATTGCCTGGGGGCCGTGCTCTTCGGTTCGGCAAACGTACCGCCCTCGTAAATGGCATACACGCACGGGGCATTAACCGCCAGCTGCGCCAGGCTGTCTTTCAGCACCTGGCGGCTCGGCAGATCCGCCACCTTGCGCAGATAGGGCAGGCCGGCGCTGATCAGGGCCATGGTGCCGTCCAGCAGGTCGATGATCATGCGTCCCCCATGATGTAATCGGTAATAATTTCCTCGATGCGGCCGGCATCGCCGCCCTGCAGCACCAGATACGGCCGGGCCGGGATGGTCGCGCCCCGGCCCGCCTCGCCGCCCAGGTGCTGGATGCGGGCATAGGGCAGATCATCCGGCGCCACATCCACATAGTTCTTGCCCACCGCCTCGATATGGATGCCTTCCCGCAGCCGGCCGGACTCGCCCTCCAGAATGCGCAGGCCCGGCTTCTTGCGGGCCAGGGTGCGATCGGCCAGGGCCTCCCAGTCGCTTGGCCGGCCCTCGGCGGCAAAGGTGTCGTCAATCGATTCCAGCACCATTTGGCCGACCAGCCGCATGGCCGGCTCCAGCGAACTGAAACGATGCCGCATGCCGGCCAGCATGCCGGCGAATTTTTCATCATCGATGAGGACGCGCATTTCCATCAGAATTTATCCAGTTCCGTGTCCGGGAAAATGCGGGTGCTTGCCGTGACCAGCACCTTGCCGCTGTTGGTCTCCTCGGGGGGCACGGCAATGCCGAGGCTCAGCTTGCCGTCGGCGATCCGCAGCAGCAGCCGGACGGCATTATCATAGCGCTTGCTCCGGATCTCCGGCAACGTCTCCATCCGGCGGCTGTACAGGTGATACAGGGCAACATCGACGCAGGCGCCCGTGATCAGCGGCGGCACCGGAGAGAGGGGTACGTCATACCGTTCCTGCAGATAGCCGTCCACCTCGCCCTGGGCCGTGCTGATCGCCTCATCGATGCGGGCCTGGTTGATGGCGCCGAGATTCTCATCGTCGGTCAGCTCCAGCAGCCGGGCCTCATCGATGGCCAGTTTCAGATTGTCAAGGGTGCAGTACATTATTTGACCAGTCCTGTTTTAGTTGGAAACCGTCGCCCCGCAGATGCCTTTCGGATTGGTAACCGGCAGCGGCTTGCTCTCGCCGACGATCTTCCAGCCGCTCGGGTCTTCCGACTTGATCGGCTTGGAGAAGAACGGCAGCGGCTGCAGGTTGGCGTCCAGATCATCCAGAGCGCAGTAGATCAGCTTGTGGCCGGCATCCATGGCGATCATCTTGATTTCCTTGTCGGCGATGGTCGGCGTCATGACGCCGGTCTGCGGATTACGGTACCGCTCGCTGCGCCGCTTGACCAGATAGCCGCCGATATTGATGCCCTGGTCGGTGATTTCCACCCTGATCTTGGCGGTGGAGGTAACGGCCTCGGCAATCTTGAACAGCAGGTTGTAGGCGGTCTTGCCGGCCCAGATCTCAACCGTGCTGCCATATCCTTCATCCTGCAGCGCCTCTTCCATGGTCTGGAACAGATCAAACACATCCGCCACCTTGACGCCGGCGGCGGACCACAGCGTGGTCGGCACCACGGACAGCGGCGTGCCGTAGGTGATGGTGTAATTCTCAAATCCGCCGGTCTGCAGCTGGCAAGGCCAGGTGATGGTGCCGGAAAGAGAAACCGCGGCAATGCCCTCGGTGGTCATCCGGCAGGCCCGGCGCAGGAAATCGTTTTTCTCCCGGGCCCACATATCCTTACCGGCAGGGTCAAGCACTTGCAGATTGTTCAGATCTGCAGCCGTGGCGAAAACATGGGCGTTGACCGGCAGCGGCTCGATGAATTGATAGTTTCTGGTCTGGCTGGTGGCCGGAATGGAGGCGCTGTCGCGGCGCACCACCGGCAAGGCCCGCACGACGGACAAAATGTCCTCGATGCCGACAATCGGCGAGGTCTTCTGCTGCCGGTCGGTGAAGATGACATCCATCACCGGGGTTTTCAAAACCGGGAGCTGCTTCAGCTGTCTGACGATCGCTTCCCGGGTGAATAAAGTTCTCAGGTTGAACATGGTCTTTTCTCCTTATTTGTCCATTACGTTACGCGGCTGAATGATTGAGTTATACCGGCCAGACGCCGATGCCTTCCAGCCTTGCCGTGTCGGCTGCGGCCAGGGCCGTGCCGGCGGTGGTCTTGGTGAGTCTGTCCGCCCGGACCGTGCCGTGCACGACCACCGTGCCCGAGGCCTCGGCGGCAGTGTCCACCCTGGAGCTGAGCGCCCCGGCCAGCTGGTTGTAATTGGTGGCGGTGACAGCCTGGGCATTGGCCGGGGCCGCGTTGAATGAGAGAGTAAAGGCGCCGGTGGTGTAATTGATGGCGCCGCTGCCGCCGGCGTCCCCGACCAGATGGCCATACCCGTCATCGGCAAAATCCTCCGTGGCGTCGGTGATGGAGAGAGAGCCGGGATGCACCGGGGCATGGGCAATGGTGCCGGCAAACGCGGTCAGCACGCCGTTGCCGGTGGCGACCACTTCATCATCACTCTCATACGGCACCAGGCCGGTGGCCGAGAGCGCGAGCAGAATCCCGGCGGCCAGAACCCCCTGGGCCGCGTTGATCGCCATGGAGCGGACCACCGCCGGATGGCCGCCGGCAATGATGGTGTCCTCTGAAAAGCTGAATGTCCCTACTACCTGATTCATAATTGACTCCTTATTTTATGAGCGTTTCAAACGTTCGGTTATACGTACTTGGTGAGATCTTCCGATTCCGCGAACTCGCCGTCTTTATCCTTGTCATCCTTCGGCTTGGTCATCTCCTTGAACAGGGGATGCTCGGAAAAGGAGCTGATGAACGTCCTGAACCAGGCCGCCGGGCTTTCCTTCTTGCCTTCGGCGAACTCAAAGGTCTGCACCTCGCCGCCATCCAGGGCCGCCATGAACTCGACAATCCCCTGTTCCTTCCAGAGCGGCAGCATCTTGCCGGCCTTGATGCCCTGGTCGACGAAATTGATAATCTCCGTTTTTTTGCGCTTCGTTTCCGATTCGGCGAAATCATTGGCAGCCTTGGCCGCCGCTGTTTCCGCCGCCGCCGCCTTGGCCTCTGCCTGTTTTCGCAACTCTTTTTCCTTGTCCAGCTCCGCCTGCAACTCTTCCGCTGTCCGCATGTCGCCCTCCTGTTGTCGAGGGCCGCTCCGGCCGCCCTCCTCGAATTCATAATTGCTGCACTCATCACCCTGGCCAAGGGCAAAATCCCTCAGCCCCTTAACCGCCGGAGGCTGCGCCCCCAGAAACCCGACATGGCGCAGCGAGCCGTCCGGGTACAGTGCTATCGATCTCTTTTTGAACAGCCCGCGGTCCACCATGTCGGCGAACTCCGGCTGCACCTGCTTGAATTTGGCCAGGGCCACCTCGCCGACCCGCTTGAGACCATCTACCCAGGCCCAGGCCGGGGCGTTGTCCTTCGGGTGGCCGATCACCGCCGGCGCTTCATGCGTCGCCGGCTGGTAACTGCCGACCATCCGGTCCAGATCGGCCACGGAGAACTCCCTGGTTCGCCCCTGGCTGTCGGTATGCCGGCCGGCCTTAAAAATCTCTACCCATCCATCCAGCTTTCTCATGTTCCGTCTCCCGCATGAAACCGTTGTGAAACTATTTTTAAAATCGTCCAGGTTGAACGCAACCGGCCAGTCCCGAGGGTTGGGACGCGCCGCCCGGAAATCGCCTTAAAAACGATTTATTCGCTTCTTGACTCTTTACCGGTCGCGCTGTATATTTTTATTGCAGGCTCCGGTTGGGCCACATCCCCGGTAACCGGTTCCGGGCGCCCTGACAGTGTGGTGTCAGAGGTCCCCTTCATTCTCCCGCCGATAAATCAACTTCCCCTGCCGCTGTTTATTGAGATAATTCAAATTCGAGACAGGGAAGAACGTCCAGCCCTCCATCATGCCGTTGGCGCTCTGCACCGCCAGCATCAACCCTTTGTCCTTGTCCAGCCGTACCGCTTTAATCAACCGCTGCCGCAACACCACCTGGCCGCTGGCGCTGTGCTGCTCAAAGGACAGCCACACCTCGAACGGATCGGCCAGCAGCTCCGGCAGCAGAGACACAAAGGCGGAGCGGTCCAGATCCATATGGGACGCCAGGGTTTCGGCGTTCACCAGCACCGGGTATGAGAATTCTCCGGACTGAAAACGATAAACCTTTTCCGCCCCACCGATGGTCGCGGCAATGCTGGCGGACAGCTCTGCCCTGGTTGATGCCTTTTTACCAAGATCTGCCTGCGGCAGATCAGCCGGAATCATCTCCGGCCGCCCGTAGGACTGCCAGTCACCGGCGGTCAGCCGCTGCCATTTATCGCTGTCCGCCCGCCAGGCGTTCATGGCGTTCTCGGATAATTTCTTGCCCCAGGCCGCCTTACCGGGGTGATAGTCCCAGCCGGGATCGACACCGGCCGGTTTGCGCAGCACCTCGCCCGTCTTGGGATCCACCCACTCGACCGTGCCGTCATCCGGCGTGTTGTCCGGCCCGCTCTTGCCGGCCCGCCGCAGATCGCCCTTGGTGCGCGGCCACACCCGGCAGCGGCAGCCCCAGCCGTTGGGCGGGTAATGCACATCCCACCACGGGTCGTCGGCCCGCAGGATGATGCCGTCCCAGCGCCGGTGCTGTTCCCGCACCCGGCTGTCGCGTTTGGAGCGGTACTCCCAAAAGGGGGCCGCATCGCCCAGCGCCTGCAGCTCCTTGTAGCGGGCTGCCTGATAGGCCACCTGGATGTTGGTGTTATAAATCACCTTCGACCGCCAGTTGCGGCCGCCCTTGTAGTCCCAGCCATGGGCCGCCACCAGCTTATCAAAATCGCGGCGGAACTCCTCCAGGGTCGTGCCCTGGCCGATGGCCTTATTAATGGCATTGTGGAAGCCGGCCAGCAGCTCGCTCTTGGTCGCTCCGGCCACCACGAATGCCCTGGCATGCATCTCGCCCCGCAGATCATACCAGTGGTCCGTGGGCATATTCACCTTGGCGGCCAGATAATCGACCGCGTCCTTGACCGGCTTGCCCTTGACCTCCAGGTTGATCAGCTCGGTCTTAACGGCCATCCATATCACCCCTGACATCGAGCCGGCCGGCCAGATCGGCGCCGGTGAGCCCCAGGCTCAGCACCTCGGCCAACTGGTCCGGATTCATCTCCGGATAGAGCGACAGCAGGCCGTCCCGCACCTCATCCAGGCTGCCGGCCGTCATCACCAGCGCCCGCACCTGGTCGACCATGGCGCCGATCGCCTGATCCGCCTCAACGGCCATTTTCTCTTCCAGCAGATCGTCAAGGGATTGCGGATCCGCCTCGGCAAACTGGCCGCCTTTATCTTTTGCCGTTGCCGTTAAATCCGCATTCCGCAATCCGCAATCCGCAATATCAAATTCGTCTTCCTTCAGACCATACCGACGCACATAATACGGCTTTTTGAACTTCACCCCGCTGTCGGTCAATGTCTTGTCCCGGTCGGCGAATTCCTGCTGCGGCTCTTCCTCCTCGAACCAGGAGAAGGTCGGCGCCGGCACCCCTGGGGCATTCACCGTGGCATAGACCAGGCCGATCGCGTCCATGGTTGCTTTCACCAGCCGCTGATCCGCCTCGCGGTAGACATCCAGCACGTTTTCATGGGTCTTGGCCGCGGCGTAGGAGCCCTTGTCGCCCACCTCGGCGGTCAGCGTCTGGCCCATGATCACCTTGCTGATCTCAGCGTCCATGGCGCCGGAGAACCGCAGGTAGAGGTCGGAGGAGCCGGCCTTGTCGCCGATGCTGAGCGGCTCCACCGTGGTGCCTTCCGGTACCGCCGCCACCGCGTCCTGCACCATGGCGGCCAGTTTGGCCAGCACCTCAGCCTGCTCGGCCGGGCTTGCCCCCTGCCGGTAGCGGCCCAGCAGGAACGGCATGGAATACTTTTCAATGAACTTGACCCAGAACTTCCAGCCGCCCTTTTTGAACATCACCGGCCAGAAGCAGCGGGACAGCAGCCGCAGGCCGAAAGGATTGTCATAGGTGGGGAAGTGGCGGGCAAAGACGAACTTGCCATAGGGCAGCTCCTCGCCTTCCCACGGGTTGTTTTTGCTGATAAAGCGCGGATCGTTCTCCTCGGAGAAACCGAACCAGCGGTGCGGCAGGCCGCGCAGTTTGCTGATGCGCATGCCGCCCTGGCCGGACACCCAGTTGATTTCGATCGGCGTCAGGCCGAAGTAGGGGGCATCCAGCACCTCGGAGAGCAGATCATACAGACTGAACTGCGCCATATCCTCGGCCAGCATGGCGCTCAGCTTTTTGGCCGCCTGGTCCGGCTCCTTGTCGCCCACCACGCCGGGCTGCCAGCGGAATTCTTTTTTGAGGGTGCCGAGCTTGCGGGTCTGAATGACGGACATCACATGCCCGTCGGCGGTCAGGCCATCCAGGATCTCGGCCCCGTCGCCGCGCTTGGCGAGGATCGGATCCGGATCAGGCAACAGACCGATCAGGCCGTAGAAATCCCAGGCCGCCGAGCGGGAGGCGATCTCGCTCTCCAGCTCGGCAACCGCCGGCTTCTCCTCAAATTCGAGGTATTTATTCGGGCTGACGTACAGTCCTGGCATATCAGAATCCCCTCAGCATATCGGTGCTTTCCCGCGGCAGGGCGGAATGGATGGTGGTGTCGCCGACGTCCTGGCTGCTGGCAAACCACATCAGCGCCAGGGCAATCGCCGAATCTCCGTGCCTCCGTTCTCCCTTTTTCCCCTGGCCGGTCGTTTTCGGGATCTTCGGAACCCCGCCGATTACCTGCATAGCCCGCAGATCGTCTTTGACATCGGCATCACGCGGCACCTCGATGGTGGCGTCCTCGAACGCCTGCTTAAATGCCGGCAGTTCGGTCCCGTACCACTTATCCGACAGCATGACCTGAAAAATCCGGTAATGGCCGTATCTGTCGGCGGTCTCCTCGGCCAACTGCTGGCCGTTGCCCCTGGAATCGAGGGCCGCAGCGCGAAAGCGTGGCAGCCTGTCCAGGATGAACCAGAGTATCTGCCGCTGCTGGGCAAAGGGCATATTGCGCAGCTCCACCTGAAACCGTACCCGCCTGACCAGATCCTGGCCGATTTCCGCCGGCGACAGAACGGTGAGATCGCCTGACCTGGCAAAGTCCTCGCCGAGCACATGCTCGCGTGCCGGGTCAAGCATATCCAGCAGCGGCAACAATGTTTCCCGGCACCATAGATCGATTTCCGCCCGGCGCAGATACTCGGGCAGTTGGCCAAAATCGTCTTTCTTGGCCAAGCGCAGGACCGGAATCAATTGCATGCGGGCCTCGATCAGCACCCCGGAGATATAGGCCCCGGCCGACTCCTTGGGAACCACGTCAAGCTCTTCCTCGGCGTCATCCCCATAGAAGTCATACACATCCCGCACCCAGGCCGCTTCCGCCTCGACGTTCCACTTTTTGCCGAGACGCAGGCAGACCCGGCGGTACAACCCCTGGGCGACCGCCTCGGTAAAGTCGGTGCGAAAAACGGCCCCTTTGCGTTTTTTTGCCTTGATCAGACCAATCAGCTCATTAAAAGGATTACCCACCCCGTCATGGGTGGAGATCACCCGCACCCGCCCGCCCCAGATCAGCAGCGCCAGGGCCGCCTTGAGCAGCTCGCTGAGTTTATCGTGGAAGGCAGCCTCATCGATAACCACCACGCCCTGCTTGCCGCGCAGGTTGGCGGGCCTGGACGAGAGGGCGACGATCCGCCTGCCCGAGCCGGGGAAACGGATCGTATAGGTCTTGATATCCTCCTTGCCGTCATCCCACAGACCTTCCTCAACCTCGCTGGCCGCCCGGTCAAAAGCCCTGGCCCACATGGCGCAGGCCTCGACATACTCAATCGCCATATCCTGATTGTAGCCGATGTAATAGACATTCTGGCCGCCGTCCGCCGCCGCGATCAGTACATCGTCCGCCGCTTCCGCCCAGGTCAGGCCGATACGGCGGCCCTTTTCCGCTACCTTAAGCTGATCGTCCATGGCGATCCAGGCCTGCTGGTAGGGCAGCAGCACCGCCGGCACATCGGACAGCGCAGTATTTGGCAGCATCACATTCATTCCTGCGGTATTCCCAGAATTTCTGTTTTAATCTGCTGCACGGTCGCGGCGCTCATGCCGCTGCGTTTGGCCACCTGGCCGGCTTGCTCGGCTGCATCGGCCAGGGCTTTCTTGCGGATCTCCGCATCCCGCTTGACATTTATGGTGCTCGATGCCTCCAGCCGCTGCACGGCGAGAGCAAGATCTTTCACCATCTTCATGACGCCAGGCATGGTTTCCTCATCAAGTACGACGTCATCGAGCTTGAGCGAGAGATCAAAACAGATCTTCCTGGCGATCTCATTGACCAGCAATCCGGTCTGCCCCTGGGGGGCGGCGCCGAGCTTGCCGATCAGCACCTGGGCGATCTCCCGGCTCTGCTGCAGCCGTTCGCCCACCTTGCGGATTTCCAGGTCGTAGCGGTTGATCGCGCTTTTACTCACCGGCTCCAGCCCTTCCTGTCGCAGAATCTCGTTGATCTTAGCGGTGGCATCGAGCTGGGTGACGCGCGGATCGCGGAGCAGCTCGTGCAGTCTCTCCAGGATGTCCGGCGGCAGGGTCTTGATGGTGGATGGTTGGCCCATGCCTACAGCTCCGGCTCCGGCCGCTTGACGCCGGGCACGATCACGGCCCCTTCGGCCGCGTCACGCCCCCTGGCGGTGAGCTTGACCACCAGCACGCCGGCCGTGTCAACGGTGCCAACCAGGCCCTGCTCGGCCAGCCAGGAGAGTTCCGTGCGCAGCCGGTCGTAGCTGGTGCTGTGGCCGAGCTGCTTCAGGGCTGCCCGCAGCACATACTCGTTGTGGCTGTAATCCGGATCCTGGGCCAGCAGCCGCAGGATCACCAGCCGCATGTCGGCCTGGACCAGTTTTTCGTATTCGTTCATGCTCCCACCCTGAGATGATGTTGATTGAGCAGATCCACTGCTCTATTGATCCCTGCCAGTCTGCCGTCCAACTTTCCAAGCTTTTCTGTGAGCGAAACGATCTGGGATGACAGATCCGTCAACTCGTGGCGCTCCGGGAGTTTGCCGACATCCGAATCAATATCGTTTATCCGGTCATCCGCCTTATCCACTTTTTTGGCTGTCTCCTTGCGGCAGTCATCGCATTCCCGGCGGGAGACGAATTGCTGCTTGAGGCTCCACAGCACCCAGCCCATTACTGCCTGCACCACGATACTGACCACCGGCAGCCAGCGAAACAGATCATCCTCCATTACAACCTCCCTGGCAGCCGCTCTTTGACGGCCTGGCAATCGAGACACAGCGTGCACCCTGGCGCAGCGGCCCGCCGTCCGGCCGGGATCTCCACCTCGCACCATTCGCAATGTGTCGCCGGCGCCTGTAAGGGCACGGCATGCCGTGCCCCAACATGCCGTACCCCAACAACCCGGGCGATGGCGTCCTGGTTGTGCCTGGCCTGGTAGTCGGCGGCGATATCGCCCTCATCCATCGGTTCTTCGGGCGGCATTACAGGCTCAGCCCCTTTTCGATCTTGTGGCCGATGCCGATCAGGGCCAGGCCGCCGGCAATCTTCTCGATGCCGGCCGGCACGTCGCCGTTGATGATGTCAATCACGCCAAGAATGCCGATGGCAACGGCCGCCAGCCATGTTTTCCATCCTTTCATTGTCTCTTCCTCCGTTGGGGCACGGCATGCCCGTACAATCCGCAATCCGCATTCCGCATTCCGCAATCTCAATAGCTCCAGATCCGCGGCCGCGGGGCGCGATCGCCCACGGCGAGCGGCAGATCATCAATATGAATGATCCGGCCCACATGCGGCCCGGCCTGCTGTACGCCGATGCCGGTAAACCCCATCTGCAGGGCGATCAGCACCAATAAATAGGCATCCGGCCCGGCCACCGAGACATCCACCGCCAGGCCCGTGGTATGCGGCCCGGCGATGCCTGTTTTCGATACCAGACTGTTGTGGCGCGGGCAGCGGTAGCCGCTGGTGATGATCATCGGCTTGCCAAACGCCACCCGCAGCGACTCCAGCCGCTGCAGGAAGCCTGGCGACATCTGGGCCCGGGCGCAGCCGCACTTGCACATCAGCTCTCCGCGCTTGAAATGGGGCGTCATTTCGGCACGAAATAGTAGGTGACGCTGGCGGATTCGACCTCAAAGCCGCCGGGCGAGCTGGGCGGGATGACCGCCGTCACCTCGTTGGAA